ACCCCATTTTATATCATCAATATGCCCGAACATTAACAAAAATAGAAGACATCGCTCTTAGACGGAGATTCCGCACGGAAATGACTACATGTATATGGTATTACGGATCCACAGGAACAGGAAAATCGCACACAGCATATGAAAATTATAGTCCCGACACACATTACAACTGGAAAGATGATGGCGGTTGGCAAGATGGATATTGCCAACAAGAAACCGTTATAATAAACGAGTTTCGTGGAGAGATAAAATACAAAGACTTACTACTCATGATAGACAAATACCCATACGAGATTAGGAGACGCAACCGAGAACCAATGCCATTCACAAGCAAGCATGTCATAATAACTTCCGCTCTTCCACCGAGCGAAATATTCACTAATCTCAACGCAAAAGACTCACTTGAGCAACTAACCAGAAGGATCAAAATCGTAGAACTTAATAAGCAAAAAATTAATTAAGAAACTTTAGGAATTTTTTTTCTCCATAGAATATAGCATGGCATACAGAAAACGCCCTGCCCGAAAACCTCGTCGTAAAACGACCAAACCACGAAGAATGCGGAAGTCCGCTCCTAAGTCTTCTCTTAGCACATTTAAGAAAATGCTTGCTAAGACCAGCGAAAAGAAACGATTTTACATAGCACCTGTAGCACTAACCAACGGCGACATAACATGTGTCGCACCTCAAACATCATCTCGCAATGGCGGGACAACCTCTACATTATTTCAACCCTTTGGCATTGGTCAACAGACCGCACAGTCTATATCCGCCACTCAGGGTGGATGGGCAGCATTTGATATGACACCATATCCTATTGAAAACAACGGGTTCGCGGGACGAGAAGGTTCCGCGATTACCTTACAATCTTCTTATTGTCAATTTAAATTTACTCAACAGTCATCTCAAACTCTGACCCCTATTAGGATAAGAATGCGTATCGTTCAAGTTTTGGGGGCACCACAAACCCCACAGGCAGCACTTGAAGCATTTTATCTCAATTCTGCTTTACCTAATGGATCCAATATCGGCAATAACTCAGGTTTAATTGATTACAATTCAAACATTTCACCTGACCAGCGGTCACAGTATAGGCAAATTTACCACGGAACCACTACTCTTTGGCAAGACAACATTGACGCAGGACTCCAAGTCAAAAATCATGTTATTAAACTCAAATATAACCGCGGAGCGGGACATGTTGTTCGGTTTTTACAGAACAGCACCACAATTACTCATGGACAACTTATTATGTTCATGACGGCAGATGCCGGCAATATTGGGACACCTACCTTCTCAGGTAATGGTTCACCTACATTGATTAATAACTCAGGAACAAGCGGAGCAGATTGTAACTTTAATATTTGCCACTATTTCACGGATCTTTAAACAGAATTATCCATGACCGCTCTTTGGCGGGCATGGTCTTCCGTGCGAGGAACGAGCACATGAAAGCGGACCAAGACCCCCCGTGGGGGTCGCGGTAGTAGGGGGTCGCGTAGAGTCTAAAGTCCAGAGAATCGGTAAAATTCCATTTTAACCAAAGGATTCTCATTATTACCTTTAGACCACTTCTGGTTAAAAATACCCCTGTAAGGGGTTATACGGCGTAATGGCACAAATACGCAACTGGGTTTTTACAATCAATAACTATACACAAGAAGACGAAAAACAACTTAAAGAAATGAAAGATGTATATATACTATATGCCTACGAGACCTGCCCTACTACAGGGACGCCACATCTCCAAGGATTCTTATATAGCAAAGCAAAAATATCACGCAAAGCATTATCAAAAAAAATACCACGAGCATCTTTAGAAATCGCTGGGGGAGACCTCAATGATAGTAAAAATTACATCATTGGACCCTATGACGACGGAAAAGGAAAAACAAAACCGTATAACCCAAACCACATCATAATTGGAAAGGAACCTTCCCAAGGACAGCGTAAAGATTTAGACCAAATCAGAGACCAAATTTTAAACCACGAGATAACCTCAGATGACATAGCAATAGAAAACCCCATTTTATATCATCAATATGCCCGAACATTAACAAAAATAGAAGACATCGCTCTTAGACGGAGATTCCGCACGGAAATGACTACATGTATATGGTA